CCCTTGGATTTACCGCTCTCGGTGGCGAAGTTACGCATGAGGTACTCGTAGGCATCGCCGAGGAGGTCATCGCCATCGGCGCGGTTGGCAGTGAAATCGAGTTCCTTTTTTTCAAAGATGGCAATCAGATTGGTGAGGCGATCGACCATTTCTTTGCCATCGCCCAGCTTGTTGGGATCATTGAAATCGGGAAAATCAGAGAGGTGATTGGCGGCGGCGAGGGGTGCAATGATCTTCTTGTTGATCTGGTCACCGATATCGGACTTGCCTTTGAGAGCGACCATCTCTTTGAAACTGGCGCCAGGCGGGACCTGAATGGGGGAATAGGGTTTTCCGGCGTACTTGTCGGAGATGTATTTAATGAAGAGCATGACGAGGACATAATCCTTGTACTGGGAGGCATCCATACCGCCGCGCAGTGCGTCACAGCTCGCCCATAACGATGAGTAGAGTTCAGATTTTTTAACTGGCATGTTCGATATTCCCTTTGCCTGGCAATGGTTCTGTAGTGGGGTGGAATGCAACAGTGAATGTGCGAATTTCATTATAGCCCGAAAATGGCGAAAAAAAGCAGATTTTCACTATGGATGCGCAACAATGCCCTGCCGGGGGGATAATTGAAAAAGCGAACGAAACAAAACGGCACAAACCGCGAAATTTGCGGATGATAGCTACAAAAGAAATTTGTTTTTGTTTGGTAATAAACCTCACCTATCCAATGAAATATATTATCATTACCTTATAGAACCAATCATCTCTGAAAGGGGTACGACCATGCAAAAATATTTTCTTTCCTTCTTCCTGTTCGTTGCTGCATTTTTGCTGATAGGGGGGTGCAGTAATCAAGTTGTTATAGACTACCTGCCAACGATCACGGCGTATGAAACCCAAGTTGCTGAACACCAGACTGAAGCAGCAGAGCTAGAAGCTGACTTCAATGATGCCATCGAGAACAACCAGGCACTAGAGGATACGGTTGCCACCCTGGAAGCAACCATCACCGAAATGCAGGAAGAAGCGGATGACCTTTCTGCTGAAAATGCGTCACTGCTAGAACAAGCCACTGCGTTTTATGATCTGTTAGTGGTCAACAGCGAGAACGATACTATCGGTGAATATGTGTTATGTACTCATGCGTTTGAGACGGAGTTTGCTTACATCGATAAGGTATCGATGCGAAAAGAACTGGCAAATTACCTGGCTGAAGCGAATGACTGGAATGTGGATACTATCGAGACTGAACACCAAATGATCTGGAGCAATTCAGATGATGGACTCATTCGGGTATATGCGAATGGGTACCTGTACCCTTATATTGTGATGTTCGAGAATTCTGATATCGGATATAAGAATTCAACCTATTCGTTGGGGGGACATTGTTTTGCCGATTTCCCTGCTTTAGAAGAAAACATCCTGGCGATCCAAGGAGAGTGATCTGCAACACACCTAACCCAGGGGGCTTTTAAAGTTCCACGCAATTTGGTATACTGGATTGAAAGGGCATAGCCCTTTCAAAGGGGAGAATCCCAGATACTCCTGAAACTAGCAGCAGCCCGGCGGTGAGCGCGGGGCAAAGACGGAAGATGAGCGGCCGTGGTCCATACGATGAACGTATGGACTGCGGCTTTTTTTGTTTTAATCCAATGAAAGGAAGTGAATGATGGAATGGCGAGATGTATTGATGAAGGTGGTGGAAGCCCTGGCAGTGGCGTTGATCCCGATGCTGGTGACGCTGGCGGCGGGGCAGGTGGTAAAGTTGGTGCAGGAATTGGGCAACCGGATGCGCCAACGAAATGCTGAGGCGTATGAGATGATCCGGCTGGCAGCGCGCGAAGCAGTGAAGGCTGCGGAACAGGCGAACCTGGCCGGGCTGATCGAGGAGAAAAAGCAATACGCGATCGATTATGTGGAGAAATACCTGAACCGAGCCTATGGGATCACAGTGGATCTGGATGTAATTGCCAATGCGATCGAGGCTGCGGTGTATGAGGAATTCAACCAGTATAGAACGCTGCAAACAGGACTGACCGGAAGCGGCTGGGAAAGTGAAGCAGAATAACCAGCAGCTGAGGTGAGTGATGGATTGGGTCGGGATCGTAATTGCGGTGTTGAGTTTTGGCGGTACGGCGCTGCTGTATCGCCAAAATCGGCGTAAGGCAACTGCCGAAGCGAAGAAGGCGGAAGTGGAAGCGGATGATGTGGTGATGCAAACATCAGAGCGAGTGCTGAAGATGGTGCGTGAACAGATGGAACAGCAGAACCTGAAAATTGTGTCCCTGGAAACGGATATGCAAAAACGCATGGAAGAGATACGCGCCCAGGATAGTGAGATCCGCAGCCTGCGAAATGAAATCCAGCGGTTGAAACAGCGGTTGTCCTGTTTGATCGAACGCACCCGCGATTACTGGCAAACGGTGATCGACCTGGGCGGCAACCCGGATCCGCTGCCGGATTGGATCGCGGAATATTTTGATGAGGAGGGATGATGGCAAGGACAGAACCATTTGGGATCGATGTGTCCCGCTGGCAGGACAAAATGAACTGGGATGCAGTGGCGAGCCATGCTTCCAGCGTGCAATTCGCGGGGATCCGCGCAGGCGTGAGCTGGGGCTATCAGGATAGCTGGTTCCGGTGGAACTGGGACGAAAGCAAACGGGTTGGCATCCCGCGCGGGGCTTACCATGTGGTGTACCCGGGGGAGTCGGTGCAGCGACAGATGGATGCTTTCCTGGCGACGGTGGGCGAAGACCGCGGGGAGCTTCCGTTGATCCTGGACTGCGAATTGGACCATGGGCTCAGCGTGGTGCAGATCAACCGGACGATCGAGGGATGCGTGGATTATCTGTACCAGAAGACGCAACGCATGCCGCTGCTGTATACCCGGGCTAACTGGGTAGATACCTACATCACTGGTAAAGGGACCCCACCCGCGTGGCTGCAGTCGGTAGATTGGTGGCTGGCGCAGTATTTGAAGAGCGGGGTGGAACACCCGGGACCAGTGGCAATCCCGAAGGGGGTGAAGGCGGAGCGGGTACTCATCCACCAGACCAGCGACAAGGGGAAACCGATCGGATGCGGGGCGGCAATCAAGACGATGGACTATAACCGCTGGATCGGGACAGGTAGCCGGTCGATCACGGAGTATTTGCGAGGAACAGCGCCTGCCAAACCGGAACCCACAGCAGAAGCGCAGGAGCTGCGGCTTGACCTGGAACACCTGTGCCAACAGATGGAAGCAGCAGCGGCAGACCTGGCTGATGTGCGGGATCGGTATATTCAACTAATCGGGATGGGGTGATGGAACAACCACTGCTGCGGACTCCGCAGGGCGAGGTATTCATCATCTCTGACAGTGAGGGCGACAGTCTGCCATCGGCAATGGTGGAGACTGCCGCCCATGCCGCGTTTGAGCAGCTGCGGGCGCGGTGGCTGCGGGGTGAGGTGATGGAAGAAGAAGCCGGGTTGGATGACCTGGGGTGGATGGCACTGTACCCGATCGTGCTGGAAGAACGGTCTAAGGATGAAAAAAGCCGCTGGCGGAAGGCAGCCTACATTGCCTGGGAAGCGTGGCCCGGTGAACGATACCCCGCCACCAAGGAACAATTCGCGCGGAAGATCGGGCTGCGCAGCGCGCGCCAGCTGTACCAGTGGCGGGCTAAGGACCGCACCATCGGGGAGCAGGTGGAAGCGCTTTGGAAGGCGTTAATCACAGATGAAATCCGGTCGGTGGATCGGGTGGGATTACAAGTGGCCAAAGAAGCCAGTTACCGCAATACACAAGAGCGGCGGTTGTTCTACCAACGCCAGGGCGTGATGGCGGAAGATAATACACTGCTGGTGCGGGCAGAACTGGATCCGCGGGCGATGGATGAAGAACAGTTGAATGAGTGGATCCAGGCGGCGGAGGGTCAACTGGGGGATATCGTTGAGGGAGAGTTCGAATGAACAAACCGCAGACCATGTTGAATCAGGAAGATGTGCTGCGACTGGCAAGAGAAGCCAAGGCAGAGAAAGCAAAACGCGAGCTGGCCCGGCGTCATTTGCTGCGGTTTGGGGAATATGTGTATACCTGGTTCGAATCAGCGCCGCACCTGCAGGTGATCGGTGAGGAATTGCTGGCAGTGTACCGGTATATTGAAAGCGGCGGAGAAGAAGGCAACGGGCGTTTGATGGTGTTCGTACCACCCCAGACCGGTAAAAGCACACTGGTTTCGATGATCTTTCCGGCCTGGCTGCTGGGGCGGCGGCCCAGCACCAAGATCGCGTTGACGAGTTATGTGAGTGGATTAGCAGAACGCAACAGCCGCAACGTGCGGGGCATCATCGAGAGCGCTGAATTTGCGAATGTGTTTGGCAGCAAGAGCGTGCGCCATAATGGGCATTCTGGCGTGCGCCATAGCGAGCGCTATGGCGAGGTGGAAGAGGTGGTGGAACTGAGCAAGGACAGCCGCAGCGTGAGCGACTGGCTTCTGGGAGCTCCGCATATGGGCGGGGTGATCGCGCGCGGGGTGGGCGGTGGTTTGACCGGCCATGCTTTAGACTTGATCGTGATCGATGACCCGTTCCGAGACCGGAAAGATGCAGACAGTGAAAGCAGGCGGGAAGATGTGGAAGCCTGGTACCAGAGCGCGGTGTATACCCGCGCCCGAAAAGGTACGGCGATCATCATCATGCACACACGCTGGCATGAAGACGACCTGGCCGGGCGGCTGATGAAGCGCATGGCACAGGATGAATATGCAGACCAATACAAGATCCTAGTGCTGCCAGCGCAGGCATTGGAACCAGCCGGGGCTGCAGAAGAATGCACTGACATGCAATACGCGGCGGATGAGATTGAGCAGCGGCGATGGATGGAGAAGGGAATCTTCTTACCGCTGACTGATCCACTGGGCCGGAAGCCGGGTGAAAGCGTGTGGGAGAAGGAATACCCGGCGAGCAGCATGGCCAAACGGCGGGCAAACGCGACTGAAAGCGAATGGTGGCCGGTGTACCAACAGATCCCGCGGTCGAAAGAGGGGCAACTATTCAACCGTGATAACGTGCGCATCATCAAGGCGCTGCCGAGTGGGTGCCAGTTTGTGCGGTACTGGGATAAGGCTGGAACTGAGGGTGGCGGAGCGCGCAGCGCAGGGGTGCTGATGGCAAAATCACCGGAAGAGCGGTACATCCTCTGCCATGTGGAAAAAGGACAATGGTCCAGCGGAAAACGCAACCGGCGCATGAAAGACATGGCGGAGCGAGACAGCGGCCTGTATGGCAATGCGAATGTAGAAATCTGGGTGGAGCAGGAAGGCGGTTCGGGCGGCAAGGAAAGCGCGGAGTTTTCACTGAAGCTGCTGGCCGGGCACCGCGTGAAGAAAGAAACGGCCGTGGGCAGCAAAGAATTGCGGGCGGAACCGTTTGCTGACCAGGTGGAAGCTGGCAATGTGGATATGCTGGTGGGTGACTGGAACGAGGGATATTTGCGCGAGCTGGAGAGCTTTCCACAGGGGCGATTTAAAGACCAGGTGGATGCCAGCAGCGGCGCGTTCAATAAACTGGCACTGCGTAAAGTGCAGCAGCAAAGAGAAGCGCGCAGTTACCAAGGGTAAACCTATCAATACAAAGAGGTGGTTATGAACGATCTACAAAACGCAGTGCGTGTGCTGCGAATGAAAAGCCAGGCGAATGCGGCGCTGTGGAAATATTACGAAGGACGGCACCCCATGGTGTATACCTATGAACGGCTGGCGCAAGTGTTCGGGCCGAATGCCACGCCATTTGTGCAAAACTGGTGCGGGGTGGTGATCAACGCGGCACTGGAACGGATGGTGCTGGAACGATTTGTGGTGGATGGCGATGAAAAACTGACCGACCTGGTGAACCAGTTATGGCTGAAAACGGAAATGGATGTGGATGTGGATGACGTGCACAAGAGTTTCATGGTGACCAGCGAGGCATTTGTATTTGTGTGGAAAAACAACGAGGGCAAGGTGGAGGCGTATGAAAACAACCCGGACCTGTGCGCGGTGTTTTATGAAAGCTCGAACCCAAGGAAAAAACGATATGGCGCCAAGTGGTGGTATGAAGATTCTTTGAACGGGTGGCGATTAAACCTGTATTACCCGAACCGGTTTGAGTATTACTTCCATCGTGGAGAAACGGCACCCGATGAGGCAGGGGGGTTCGAACGGTTTGCGGTGAATGGCGAAACGGTGGCAGAGAACCCGCTGGGTGAGATCCCTATCTTTCACTTCCGGCGCAGCCGCCGCGGGCAGCGAAGCGAGCTGGAAGAACTGATCCCGATCCAGGACGGGGTGAACAAACTGTACAGCGACATGATGGTGGCGGCAGAGTTCGGGGCATTTGCACAACGGTACATCATCTCGAACAGCGATGTGAGCAAATTGAAGAACGCACCCAATGAAATCTGGGAGCTGCCGGGGGGCGATGGTGAAGGGCAAGAAACCAGCGTGGGGCAGTTCGCAGCGACGAACCTGCAAAACTACTGGCAGACGATCGAGAAACTGGTGGAAGCGGCGGCGAGTGTGAGCCGCACACCACATTATTACTTCTTCAAGACAGGCACGAGCGAACTGGGTGGAGAAGCGTTGATCGCGCTGGAAAGCGCGCTGGTGAAAAAGTGCAAGCGGTACATCCGTGTGATGCAGAATGAATGGCAGAAGATGATCCATTTTCTATTGTTGCTGGATGGCGAGACGATCGACAATGTGGAGCGGGTGCGGGTGGTGTACGCGCAGCCAGAAACGATGCAGCCGTATACGCAGGCGCAGGTGCGGCAGTTGAACGTGAGCAGCGGGATCCCGTTACTGACACAGCTGCGCAACGACGGGTGGAGCAAGGCGCAGATCGATCAACTGATGGCAGATGCCAGAATGATGAGCGAGATGGAACAGATGAACCTGGCAGAAAGCATGCTGGAAGCGCAACGGCGGTTTGACCAGGGGGAATGAGCAGGCAGGAAACACCGCCAGGTGAAAGCCGGGCGGTGTTACGCTTTTTAACGGTATATTGTGTTTAGTGAGTATGATAAAATTATTAAGTAGTTCCCCCGTCGCCTAATGGACATGGCATTTTACTCGCAGTAAAAAAAATATCGGTTCGAGTCCGGTCGGGGGAGCTATTTCTTGAAAATAGTTCGTAAAATGTGTATAATGGAATCACTGCGAGTAAAATTGCCGGTAGAACCGGTATGGGTTGAAATTAATATTTCCTCCCGCCCCGCCAGCGCTCAAATAGCCCCCGCATTTGGGCGCTGCGCCTTTTAAACGGTCAGGCAACTGGACGTTTTTTTGTAGGAATCTGTTGGATTTGTCTACCAATTGTGCTATACTATGGGCAGAGACCTCCACCTCTAAGTTTGAGCAATTTTGTACTTTAAAACACCAGGTGTGAATGAAAGTAAGCACCAAACCGCCCAATTGAATAGCCATAAACCGACTAATTTAACATATATTTAAAGCTTGTGGACAAAGATCCGCAGCGCAGAAAATTTGCTCACGAGATGGAGGTCTCCAGGCGGTTGACTGCGTTGCGGTTTTTTGTTTTTGCGGGCTGAATATGGAGACCTCCAAAATGAATACCAATGAAATACGGCAAGAAGAAGTAGAAGCAGTTGGCAGTGACCTGGCGTGGGAAGCGAGCCAGGGCAGGAAGATCCCGTTGTGGATGGTGGAAGAATTGGATGACCGGTTGACGGAAAAGCTGCGGGCCGGGCTGAGCGCAGAGCAGGAAGCACTGCTGGATTCGCTGCTGGTGGTACGGTCGATGGGAGACGAACTGCGGATGACGGGGGAGTTACAGACGATGAGCGCGGTGGGGTTGTACCAGGATTTGATCCCGGCACTGGCGATGACGGGGGAAAATGAGGGCTTTTAAAGTTGGGCGCAATTTGGTACAATGGATTGAAAGGGCATAGCCCTTTCAAAGGGGAGAATCTACGATTCTCCTGAACCAAGCAGCCCGGCGGAGAGCGCGGGGCACAACGGAAGATGAGCGGCCGTGAAGATAGAAATGTCTTCACGGCTTGTTTGTTTTTAACCAGCAGGAGAAAGCATGATCAGTGCAGCAGCATTAGCGAGAATGAGGGCCAAACAGGAAGCCAGCATGGCAGAGACCTGTGTGTGGGTACAGGTGGCCCGGCGGCAGTTGGATAATGGCCGCTGGGTGGAAAGCACGCCCACTACCCAAACTGGAGCGGCGCGGATCGGCAGCCTGGGCAACAGTGCGGTGGAAAAAGAGATCGCGGGTCGGTTGGGCGGGAGAGTGCTGTACGTGGTGGCGGTGCCGTATGCCTGGGATGTACAGCCGAAGGACCGCCTGCAGATCGGGACACGAGAATTTGAAGCGGCGGCGGTGATCACGCACACGTATGCCACCGCGCGGCGCGTGGTTTGCAGCGAGGTGGTGTGATGGTGATGCTGCGGTATTCGTTTCGGATCGAATCCAACCGGCTGGGAAGCATTGCCAAAAAGCTGCCGCAGGAGATCCAGACGATCGTGGATGCTACGCTGGCCGATGTGGAGACTGCGGCAAAACTGAGCATGCAGGGCGGAAAAAGCGGGCGGTTGTACCGACGCGGCGCGAACCGCATGCACCAGGCCAGTGCAGCGGGGCAGGCTCCGGCGATGGATTACGGCCACCTGACAAACAGCATTCAGCGCAAGCTGTATAAAACAGTGATCGGCGGGGAGGTGTACACCAATTCGGACTACGCTGAAGCGCTGGAATTTGGAACGCGCAAGATGGCGCCCCGGCCGTTTTTAGCGCCCGCGCTGGAAGCACAGCGTGAAGCGTTTTATGCCAAGTTGAAAACACTCGATGGGAGATTGTAAATGAACGTATTGAACCGAGAACTGGCGCGAGCCGAACAAAAAAACACCGAAAGTGAAGCGCAGGAGAATGAGGGAACAATCGCCGAAGCGGTGATCGCGCAGCTGCAGCGGGAGAAAGCCGCACTGCGCCAGGCTTTGTATGAGATGGCGCTAGAGTTGGCAGAAGCCAGGGTGGATGCGGCTATGCAAAGCCTGCGCGCGCTGGACATTGCGCCGGGCGAGGATGAAGGCGATGACGAATGAGTTGAACACAGCCGAAGAATGGCTGGTTACCACACTGAAAGCCAGCACCACGCTGATGGGGCTGGTGGCAGGGGTGCATACCGGCAGCGTTCCGGCGGAGGACAAAGACAGTGATTACCCGTGTGTTTTGATCCAGTACGCGCGGGGAAATGATTACTTGATGGTGGGGCGCAAACGGTTGATGACGGATGCCTACTATGTGGTGCGGGGCATTGCCCTGGAACGTGACAGTGAAGACCTGGCGGATATTGCCAGCGCGATCGATACCGCACTCGACAGGCAGGGAGCGGAGGGAATCCGCTGCTGGCGCGAAGAACCGTACCGCCAGGAAGAAATTGACAGTGGTGTGAAATATCTGCATGACGGCGGTTTGTACCGCATTCAGATTCAGAGTGATTGAAAGGATGAAACGAAATGATCCGCAGTAGTATTTTCCAGGGAGCAGCGATTGCTCCCGAAGCAGCATATGGGGAATTTGCACTGCCCGACACCCGGCTGGGTGGGGCTGGTTTGAGCCACGCCATCAACGCAGCGGTGCAGAGTTTTAAACCCAAAGGCAATAAATTTGTGACGGTTGCCAACCTGGGCAAGGAATTTACCAATATCAGCCTGGAGGGTAAGCTGGCCTACAATGACCTGCCGTATTTGCTTTCGAGCCTGATGAAAACAGTTTCGCCAACGGGCGCCACCGCTGCCAAGAGCTGGGCCTTCAGCAAGGCATCCAACAGCCCGGACAGCGCCAAGAGTTACACGGCGATCTTTGGTGATGGGCAGACACGGCAAGACCTGGTGCAGGGCATGATGATCTCGGAGTTGGGGTTCACTTTCAACCGTGATGACGCCAACCTGAGCGGCGCCGGGTTTGCCCAGGCGGTGCGGGAAGGCGCGAGCGTTTTGAAATTGAGCATCACTGGCATACCCACCGGCGGCACATTTACGCTGACCTACAATACCCATGCCACCGCAGCGATCGCATACAACGCGGCAGCTTCCGCAGTAGCGAGCGCCCTGGCCGCGCTGGCCGATTTCTCGACTGATACCGTGGCATGCTATGGCGGCCCGCTGCCGGGTGCAGATGTGACCATTGTGATCACCGGCAATAACGCGATCGCTGCCAGTGCCATCACCGCCACCGCCAGCCTGACCGGCGGAACCACCCCGGCAGTGAGTATCAGCGCTGGCACTGTGACCGACCTGGGCGATGTTGTGGTGCAGCCTACTGATGTGAGTGTGTACCTGGCAGATACTGCTGCCGGTCTGGGAGCTGCGAGCGCGCTGGAAAACGCGTTGAGCGTTGGCTGGAAGATGAATGATGTGTGGGGGCAGTTCTGGCCATTGAAGAAGGGCGAGAGCTTTAGCGAGGTGCTGGACAAAGACCTGACGGCGGAAGTGACACTGAAAGTGCTGGCAGACGCGGCAGGCATGGCGCTGTTGAGCAAGATGCGGCAGGGAACCAGCCAGTTTCTGCGGATCAGTGCCATCAGCGAAACGATGATTGGAGCCACTTCAACCCCGTATAGTTTGCAGATCGATGCTGCGCTGAAGGTGAAGAGCGTGAGCGATTTCAGCGATGAAGATGGGGTGTATGCCATCGAGTGGACCTTTGATATGGTGCATGACGCCACCTGGGGCAAAGCGACAGAAGTGACCACCGTGTGCAGCCTGACGGCTCTGTAAGAAAACAGAATGGGAGGGGGAAACCCCTCCCCGTATATTATCCAATTGCAGCAGGAGAGATGAAACATGGCTATCCGGTTAAAAGAATTTTTAGCGCAGGAAAAAACGATCGAGATTGAATACCTGGGTGAGACCGTTACCGTTTCGTACAAGGTGAACGCGTTCAACACCCAGTTCATCAATGACTATTACAGCCCGAAATGGGCAGAAGAACATGCGGGAGAGAACCGATTAGACCACCAATTAAGTGAATTGATCACAGGATGGAACCTGGTCGATGATGCGGAAAACCCGATCCCGCCCAGCCTGGCGGTGATCGAATTGCTGCCGCTGAAGCTGAAAGAAAAGATCGGGAAGGCGATGTTTGCACAGTCGATGGACCCCGGAGAAGATGAAAAAAAAGGTTAAGGCGGCACCTGATCGACCCGGATATGCCGAAGCCGGAGGCGTGGCTGGTGGAAGAATGGAACCTGTTTCAACTGGCGCGATGGCTGGGGGTGCCGCCCTGGGAACTGATACAGCAAGATGAGTTCTGGCAGAAACGGGCGCTGTTTTATATGGATACCGAAGCCGGAGTGGTAAAAGCCAGAATGGAGCGGAAGGAACGAAAATAAACGTACTATTTGTCTACAAATTGTGCTATACTATGGGCAGAGACGGGCAATCTCGCAATGTGAGTAACTTTGTACTTTAAAATACCAGGTGCAATTGAAAGTAAGCACCCAACCGCCTATATCCATAAACCGACTAAATTAACATATCTGAATATTCAAATGCTTGTGGACAAAGATCCGCAGCGCAGAAAAGCTACTCACGAGATGCCCGTCTCCAGGTGGTTGACTGCGCTGTGGTTTTTTGGTTTACGGGCATGAAATGGAGACGGGCATAATGAATACCAATGAAGTACGACAAGAAGAAGTAGTTTCAGTTGGCAGTACACTGGCGTGGGAAGCGAGCCAGGGCAGGAAAATCCCGCTGTGGATGGTGGAGTTGTTGAATGAGAAGTTGACGGAGAAGCTGCGGGAGGGGCTGGACGCGGAGCAGGAAGCGCTGCTGGATACGGTGCTGGTGCTGCGGTCGACGGAAGAAGAGCTGCGGATGACGGGGGAATTGCAGACGATGAGCGCGGTGGGGTTGTATCAAGATTTGATCCCG